GATGACACTGGCAACTAAGTTTAAGGTTACTACAACAACCCCAGAACCTACCGCCACAGCCCCAACGGAGACCACTGAGGGGGCATTAGATAGGAATGACAGGGGTAACCTAGCTTGGGCTTACGAGATGCTACTGAGAGGGCAAACTAAAGATGCAAGTACTATGATATATCGTATACTAAAACAACAACAGGAAGGAAACTAAATGATACAGACTGAACAGGTTATTAATCACCTAAAGATTACAGGTAGTATAACTAATAGAGAGGCTCTACTGGATTATCAGATAGCTTCACTGAGTAAAGTTATATCTACATTACGCGCTGAAGGTTACGTTATACTTGGGGCGTGGCGTAAGCATCCCATAACTAAAAATAACTATAAGCGTTATTGGGTAACAGATAAAGAAAACATTGTTAGAAAGGAAGTAGAATGAGTTTATGTGGTGAGATAGAAAATCTTGAGTACGAAACATCATACTTAGAGCATGAGATCAAAGAGTTACATAAGGCCTACGCCTACGCGCAAAGTAGATTGATTAGACTGAAACAAATAGAAGGGAAAGAATAATATGCATGGTAAATGGACAGTAGAAAACTTTGTTAAGCACGACAGAGAAAACCCAGAAGTGTACAAAATGTTTGAGCGTTTTGCTCTTGAAGCATCAAAGTACAAACAAAGGTACTCTGCAAAAAGTATTTTTCACCGAATCAGGTGGGAGACAATGATAAGTGAAAAAGATTCACAATACAAAATTGATGACGGTTGGATTTCTCATTATGCCAGAAAGTTTATGGGTAACCACCCAGAATTAGGAACATTTTTTGAAACACGAGTAAGAGAGGATACTTATCATACTACTCAATGGACTAATGAATTAACAAAGAGAGAGGATCGAGTACATGACTGAAGAACAAAAACAAATAGCGTCATTGATTGCACAAGTAAGATGTATCAAGGAGCGACTATTAATTGTAGAGCAAAGAGAGATACATAGGGAGCAGAACAAATGACAGAAGAGCAACACAAATGCTTTAACTGTGATGGGCGTGGGGTAGTGTATGAATTAGAGCATTACCCTACTGACCCAGATAACCCTAGTGTCAATGCTGAAATATGTCCTACTTGTAAAGGAGAGAAACAATGAGAAATACATTACTTATAAAAGTTTTAACAATAGTGATGGTGCTATTATATTCTGGTAATCTTAATGCGGCAGAACAAATAGAAGAAGTCGTTTGTACAATTAAATATGAAGCTGTAATAAAAACGCCCGATGGACGTATTATTATTATTAAATTTAAAGGAGAGAACCAGTAATGTCATATAATCCCATAGCTATTTCATTAATAGTATTAATAATTGGTGGCTATTTAGTTAGCACTGTAGTTGCTTATAAAAATTTCCCAGATAGAGAGGACAAGTAAATATGAAGATACCAACAGAGAAAGATACACTATCGACAATGGTAGAGTATTACATGAAAGCACCTATATTTTGTAACTTATCTGCCCCAACGCAGGTGAGTTATGATCGACAGTTAAATAAGTCTTGCATCACTGTGGTGCAAGGCAACGTCGAACTAGGTAACATTAAACTAAAGAACATAAGCATTAAACATATTAGTGATGCTTATGAACAATGGTTAAAGGTAGGCAGGAGAACAGCTAACCTTAGAGCCGCTATTCTTAATGTTGTATTCAAGTACGCAATGCAGAAAGAGATTACTCACAAGAACCCTATTAACCATCTAACTCGCAAGGCTGATGGGGTGCGTAGTGTTAAGTGGTCGCGCAATGATGTTAAGAAGTTTCTTAGTGTGGCCTACGCAGACTTTAGATGGCGGAGCATTGGATTGATTACACATATGTCCTACGATTGGGCGCAACGTGTTGGCGACATGCGAAACTTAAAATGGAAGTCAATAAACTTTGATGAGAAACGATTAGACATTGTACAAAGTAAACGAGGGGCAGAAGTACATCTACCTATTAGTGATAACTTGATTAAGATGTTACGCCAACAAGAGAAAGACTTTGGCTTTCAAGAATATGTCGCGCCCAGGGTACGCCCAATAGCACAGTCTTACACTCCTTATAACATCAAAGAAGTATCGTACTTGATTAATGAAGTTAAGGCTGAAGCTAACTTACCTAAAGAACTAACAGCTATGGATCTTCGTCGTACAGCTATCACTGAAATGGTTGAGGGTGGTGTTGACTTGGCAGGGGTAATGCAAGTTAGTGGACATAGATCACCGCAGAGTGTTAAGCCTTACCTAGTCAATACATATAGTGGTGCAGTCAAGGCACTAGAAGGGAGGAACGTAGATGAAAGTTAGGGAGTTTGTTTTAGACTTAGGCTTAACGGATGGGCAGAGTGTTAGATGCACCTGTCCTGTTTGCCATAGTCCAAACGATTTTAGTGTTAGCAATATTGATGGTCTAATCCTATACAGATGCTATAAGTTAAGTTGTCATACATCGAGTGCAATACCAGTATCTTTATCGGTCACTGAAATACAAGAGAAGTTACGCAATCGAGATGCGACACAGAGCAAGAAGAAAGCATCAGACTTATGGGTAATACCCGAATATGTAATTGCACCATCACAGAACAATAAAGCATTGCAAACATTTATAGATCGTTGGGATTTACATGATGTTGAGATACTTTTTGACGTTAAGGATAAACGTGCAGTGTTTCCTATTAGAAGTAACAACAGTCTTATTGATGCTACAGGCAGGTCGCTAGATGGTGGGATACCTAAGTGGTTTAGATATACAGGCAATGCACCTGTTTATACTTCTTGTCGAGGGAAACCTAATGGTACTGTTGTTATCGTTGAAGATGTTATTAGTGCTAACACTATATCTAGTGTGTGTCCAAGTGTCACAGGTATGGCTATCTTAGGCACAACATTGAGTAGTATTCACATAGAACACATACAAGATTTTGTGCATATTATAGTAGCACTTGACCCAGATGCTACACACAAGACCTTGGAGTACAGACGAGAGATAGCGTCTTGGACAGGGACAGGCACTATTGCGATGCGTTTACAGGACGATATAAAGTACAGAGTACAAGAGGACTTGATAAGGTTACACACTCTTTGTGGTTAAATAGAAATTTATATACTACAGCAAAAGAAGCACGTTACCCAGCTTGTGTAGGGCTATGCCAAATTGGTAGGGGTAGAGTAATGGAGTGTTGGAACGATGGTACGAGCAGATCAACAAGGTGGTATCTGTGGCCTTTACCTATGAGATTAATAGGGTGGGACAGTAGAGGATCATTTATAGGAAGAAGAAGAAAGGTACAGAATGACAGAAGTAGCATTACTTAAAACATTATTAGATAAAGATTTCTATGAACTACACAGAGGGATACGATGCCCAGATAAAATCTTCACTAAGGATGTAAGGAAAGTAAAACAAACATTAGATTATGCAATGCAAAAATATGATAAGGGGCTATCACTAGCTGACTTGGAAGCATTGTTCTATGCGTCTAACAAGACACTCACAACATCAAGTAAAGAGCAGTACCATAAGATATTTAAGAAGATGGCAAGCAGTAGTGCATTAAATAATGAGGTAGCTACTGAAGTTATCTCTAGGTTGTTTCAACAGGCAGTGGGCGAGGAAGTAGCTAACATTGGGTTTGACTTTGTTAATGGTACAAAGACTAGCCTAGAACCATTGCGTAATCTTGTAGATAAATATAAGGATGATTTTACACCTAACATAAAAATTAAGTACGAAAACATGGACCTAGATTCCATATGGGAAGACAACGAAGACGAAACGAAATGGAAGTTTAATATACCTACCCTACAGCGTCGAGTAGAGGGCGTTACAGGGGGTCATTTTGTTATAGTAGGTGCGCGTCCTAACACAGGTAAGACGAGCTTCCACGCCTCTATTATAGCCTCTGAAGGGGGCTTCGCTGAACAGGGTGCAAAGTGTTTAGTTTTATGTAATGAAGAGGCATCAAAAGTAGTACGTTTAAGGTACACAAATGCAGGTACAGGCATGGAAAAAGAGGAAGGAAAAAGAAATAGAGCTAAGTCCCTCTTACTGTATAATAGAGTAAAACCTAACATTGCTTTATCAGATGGGACAGGTGAAGAAATGCCTTGGGTAGAGGCGGCAGTTAAATCACATAAACCCGACATTGTTATATTAGATATGGGGCATAAGTATGCAGAACGTACCAGTGATAAGACTGACGTATATTTAAAGGATGCAGCAATTCACGCACGAAACATAGCAAAGCAATATAACTGTGTTGTGTTTTGGATGACACAATTAAGTGCTTCAGCAGAGGGCCAAGTCAACCCAGATATGTCTATGATTGAAGGGAGTAAAACAGGTTTGGCAGGGGAAGCTGATCTTATGATACTCATATCTAAGAACAGAAAAATAGAAGGAGCGGATGAGTCGGAAGATAGTCAGAGACATTTGACGATAGCTAAGAATAAAATCAGTGGCTTTCATGGGCGTATAACGTGCCAGTTAGATGGTGCAGTTGCTAGGTTCACAGCATGAGGTTAGTGCTAGATGTAGAGAACACAACGACTAAACGTAATGGCAAGACACATATGGACCCGTTTGAAGTTAACAACTTTCTGGTACAGGTGGGTACTAAGAATGTAGATGTACCCAGTGAACGACATTTGCTTACGTTCGATCATGTTGAATACACAGATAGAAGTGGTGATAATTCCAGGCTATTACAAACTATATTAGACAAGACCACCTTACTAATAATGCACAACGCACAGCATGACTTGATGTGGCTATGGGCTAGTGGCTTCAAGTATGATGGTGACATCTACGATACGATGTTAGCTGAGTACATCCTACAACGAGGACAGAAACAGCCATTAAGTTTACTGGCTTGTGCTGAACGACGGAACTTAACATTTCAGAAGGACGATACATTAAAGAAATACTTTAAAGAAGGATACAACACCAATGAGATACCACTTAAAGAGCTTACACATTATCTTGGTTGTGATATTGACACTACTGCCGAACTGTTCACTACTACTCTTACCGAAGGCTTCTCCAAAAGCGAGTCAAACGGAATGGATAGAATTCGAGACATTACCTTTAAAGTCTGTAAAACCCTTACCCGAATGTACATGTCGGGATTCAGAGTGGATAGACTCACCCTTCAAGTAGTTCGTAAAGAGTTTGAAGAAGAGAAGACAGCTATAGAGGGCAGGTTGTTTACACAGATACGAGAACTTATGGGGGACACTCCAATTAATCTTAATAGCCCAGAGCAAGTGTCTCAAGTTATATTTAGCAGGAAGATAATTGATAAGAAGGTTTGGGTTGATCTGTTTGACTACACTAATAACATGGCTGAGTTTAAGGAGGCAGTATCATCTAATAGTACACTGATAAGAAAGACAAAAGCATTTAGTTGTCCTACCTGTAATGGGATTGGTAGCAGATACAAAAAGAAAAAGGATGGCTCTGACTTTAAGAAGGCTAGTAAGTGTCCTGATTGTTTAAGTAGAGGCTATCAATTAAGGCAGACTAACAAACTCGCAGGTCTAGGATTTAACCCATTAAACAAAACTTGGGTAAGTGCTAATGGATTTAGTACAGGTAAAAGTAATTTAGATATGTTAATAGCTACAGCTAAAACAAAACGTATGACTGTAGCTATTCAATTCTTAGAGGATGTTAAACGATTGTCGGCTGTGTCAACATACCTATCATCATTTGTAGATGGCATAACTAACTACACAAAAGAGGATGGTTTCTTACATGTAGGTTTAACACAACATATAACATCTACTGGTAGGTTTAGTGGTCGCAATCCTAATATGCAGAACATGCCACGCGGTGGTACTTTCCCTGTAAAGAAAGTATTTGTATCTCGATGGCAAGGCGGTCAAATATTAGAGGCTGACTTCGCACAGTTAGAGTTTAGAGTTGCGGCATATTTGTCACAGGATGAGGTGGCTATGAATGAAATAGCTACAGGGTTTGATGTACATGCCTACACAGCTAAAGTTATTACGGATGCAGGTCAGAAGACTACCCGTCAAGAGGCAAAGGGATCGACATTTGCTCCCCTGTTCGGGGCAAGTGGTTGGGGCAGAAGCAAAGCTGAAGCTGCATACTATAAACACTTTAATCAGAAGTACGAAGGTATAGCTAAGTGGCACAAGAAGTTAGGCAATGAAGCTATACAACAACGCAAGATAACTACACCATCAGGCCGCCAGTACGCATTTCCTGATGTTGAGCGTAGGCAGAACGGAACGCCAACGCATTTCACTATGATAAAGAACTACCCAGTGCAAGGCTTTGCTACAGGAGATATTGTA